AAGGCTTGTATGGCGGGGGAAACAAGTTCCAACTCTTGTACTCTTGCTTTAAGTTCTTCGATTTCTTTATCTTTGGCGGCGCTTCGCTCTCGGAACTGTTCTTCAGTTCTTTGAATTGCTTCTTTGTAGTTTCCTTGTTCTTCAAGTTTTTGTTGCTCCGCTTTGTTCTTATAATCAATTAAAGCCTGAACATCTACACCTTCAGGTAAAGTTTGCAACGTTTTTTCAACTTTACTAAATTTTCTTTTTTCTTCTAATATTTCTTTATTTTTTCGATCAAGTGCTTCAATTCTATTTAGAAGTTCTTGTTCTCTCGCGTTTGTTTGTTGTTCAGAAGTCGCGGACTCCTGAAGTTGTTCGTCTGACATAAACCCGCAGGGTTAAATTTTTTCTATATTATCAAGACCACTTCGTTTTGTCAGCCCAATATGCCGCGCTTGTTTTACCTTTGGCAATATTTTTTGCGTGTCTAGCCTTAAAACTTTTTCTTTTTGCTTTATCTGCGTCTGATTCTCCTTTCCTTGGCGGCTTTGTTTTTGCCCCCTGCATCCCAAAACGAATTAATTTGTAGCCATCGCCTTTTTTTATTACAACAGCATGAGATTTTCCACTTGGATGGTTTGGCGTTCTGATCGGTTTATCAACACGTTCAAATGTATGCCCGCCCCTTTTTATGCTCATTTGCCTTTCCTACTCATAGCGAGCCTGTGAGCATCCGTAAAACTCATTCCTTCGCGCATCTTGCGCTTCATATAATCCATATGCGCTTTTGTATGGCCGTGTGTTTCCTGATGCCTTTTTAAAGTATTTTTTTGACGGGTTGTAAGTTTCATTTTTTCTTTTTTTTCTTTTTTCTTACTTTAGCAAGATCAGCGCCAGTTATTTTTGTCCTTGGAGGTGCAACAGCGGCCAATCTTCTTTGTTTTGCAGAATATTTAGAATATGGCATCATTTTTTCCTTAATATATCGGCGTCAGCT